GCGCAAGCATGCCCTCAGCTACCGCGCCAGCGTAGATGAGTGAATCTTCTTTCGTCCAGCCTGGTGAATCGTATCTGACAAAGGAACGTGAAAGTACGCGGCCAGGCTTCGGCAAGGCAACAAAAGTGCCGCGCCCATGGAAGAAATTCCGTCGCAGAAATTCCGCGTCGAAAATATTCTCTCCATGCAGGCTCACAGTGGCGGGTAATCCAATGCGTTCAAAGAATTCCATGCCACGCACAAATGCGTCGTACACTTCCTTCTTGCCTTGGAATATCATGTCATCGCCAAGCAAGTGAATCCTGAAAGCGCCATCCTCGATCCAAGCCAAGACTTGCTTAAGACTTGAACCGTAGGCCATAACTCCGATCTGGGCAATAGCATTGACAATGGTATTACCACAGCTCGTGTTTGGCATGCCGCTCGCTCGTCGTCCCCCGCACCCAGAGTATCGTATAATTGCGTCGCTGTTATGACAAACAATGATTCCTTCAGAGTGACACTGACTCTTGATTAAATCAATGAATTTATCATTGTTCTTTCCATGGAGCATCCGAATATAAACTCTCGCTTCATGGGACAAGAGTTGGATATGCTCATGGGAATCAAAGTGGACAAAGTCTGACTCAATAATGTAAGTCAAACCCTGCTCCCACCCGTCATACAGCGCCTGGCCTATGCCTTCGTTTGAGACGCAAGCATAGTGGACAGGGAAATCGTGGTTCCACTCCTCCTTGAGGGTGTAGGCACACGCTTTGATATACGGGCCAAGATGAACATTGAATTCATCAGTGTTGCCCTGAATAAAGCGCTCACGAAATGGCTTGTCCGCATTCCAGGGATCGTAAATTCCGATCTCTCGCTTAACGAAACTCTTCTTTCGATAATCTCGTGCATCGAGATTTCCGCGATTTTTAGAGGCGTATTCCGCCCTTCGACGTTTGCTCCCGGGCCACGTGTTATCAGTGTACCACTGATGATCGGTCATTCGGTCGGTGGTTCCCTTCTTAATCAGCTTCGTAAGGACGAAAGCCTCATAAGTTTCGATCCACTCCTGAGTGAACAACTCATCATAAATGTCGTGTTTGAGCGCCTGGCGGCAACAGAATGCTCTCAAGCCAGCGTCAACACACGAGTGCGGCACGATAATAGCGGATGGTTGGATAATTGGTCCACAAACACGAGCTTTCGTATCCTGAATACACCCTGCGCCGCTGTCAATTACATCGTAATCCCAGCTTGGCGCTAATTCAGGTAGCTTCACGGGGCGGAGTGCGCAGTCTGTCCAGACTTCCTCGGCCCATTCAAAATCCACGGGGATTGAGTCTAAGACACCCGCTTCAGCGACCACTCCAATACTGGATTTGATCTTCTTCCAGAATACGCTGAAAAGCGAGTCCTCCTTCGCCGCCGCACTGCTGTTTCTTCGAATCGAATCCGCAACAGGGGTCTCGCTCGTTTTGGATGACATCGACGTACTGTAATTCCAGTCGACTGGCGTCGTTGACGTGTTCCAGTCCCAGATATCCGTCGTGTTCCAATCGAACGGGTTTGGGTCCCACGTTGTCGTGGGCTGTGGAGGTTCTCCGTGTGATTTGTGTTTGTGTTTTTTATGAAAGAGCGCTGCGAATTCGCCAACAAGGTTCATCGTCTTGTCGTACGTTGTTAGCAATCCGCCGCTCATCCATTCCGCTGACGTGGAAATACGCGAAGCTATTTTCCGGGTACTCTCTTCCATGCCGTCAATTCCTTGCGTTGCCTGTTTCGGCGAGACGATGCCGGCAAAAACCAAAAAGCAAAACATCGTCATCGGCACAAGTCCGATTCGACGCCAAGCTTTGGTTGCTATCATGACAACAATTGCTGCTATCACGACTGCCGTAACAAAGTGTTCGACGTCTTCATTATAGACGTCAGCGTGGAACACAATGGCAATCATCACGTGCGTAAACCAGTTGCGCCACAGCGCCAGCTTGGGTGCAAGCTGGGCCAGCCAAAAGAAAACAACGTGTTGCAAGAAATAAGCCGCCAACGAGTAAAAGAAAATCGATATCCACAACGGTGTCTTCGTCGCAGCGATTTTCATATCCTCGCGATGATTAATGGCGGCAGCATAGTCGACATTCCGGTCAACCATTTCGCGCGGGAGGTATCCCAAATGCGCCCAGTCGCCTTCCCATCTTTGAGACACGCGCACCTGCATTCTGTCTCGCATCCGGCCTTCACATGAAATCGTCAACGCGTTCTGAACGCGGAGATCAATCACGCCAAAGCGCGGGTGCCACCAGAAATCTCCATTCACCACCCCACCATATTCTACATGAGGCCAATACCACGCTATCACAATTGCGAAAAGCAGTGCCATGACCAAGGCTAAGAGGTAGGAGGCGAAACAAACAGGCGTCATGTTTAATGCTAGCAACATCAAAGCTAAGCACATGAGTACCAGTTTGCCAGAGTCGGCGTGCATGCATCGTCCAATGAGAGGGCCACCGCCTGGGTATACGAGGACATCGGCCTGCGTTGCCTCCAAGCGTTGGGCGAAAAGGACGTCGTAAGGTGAAACTTTTGAAGCGCGTTTGAGGATAGTTGGGATCTCGACGAAATAGATGAGTTCGGTCCTGTACGACTCGTAATGGTCGATGTAATCGCGGACGAGCTTGTAAGTCCGGCTTTTCACTCGAATAGTCGCCCCAACTCGCAAGAAATTGGGGTACTGATGCGAGTACAAAACCTGCTTGTCGTGCGTTATTCGGATTGTTCCGTTAGTAATGCGCACAACAGTCTTCTCGTCTCGCCAGGAATGGGTTTCATCCGTCACGGCGTGATGACAACTATACAGGTGTCCATGCTGCTTCCACAATCTGAAAAGTTCAGGTAACGTCTTCCAATAAATGACGTCAACGAGCAAGGCAGGGGTCAAACGTGCTGGCAAAGATTGACAACAGCACGTAATAGGCAACGGATTGCCATTTTCCCTCACTGTCTGCTCGTGGACCAAATCTCGTTGATCCAACCTGGTAGCGTCCGTAAACGTCGGTGTAATGACGCGTGGCGTAAGCATTGACATCGGGTCGCAACCGCAAATAATCTGCGGATAACGCTCAATGCAGCCAGGAGCCCGCTCAGAATCGCGTTGTGTTTCGATTTTCATCGACACACGCTTGAACGGGTTCACGTCCCTTGATGCGCCCCACAGGTCGTAATACGTCCCGTGGTGTTTGATAATGCGCAGGGATACGCTGCGTTGCGCGCACGCCCGGACGGCAGCCAATAAAGCATGCGGTCTCGGGGCGTCGCCGCCGAAGACAATGTTGTAGTGCTTGGCGAGATCCATAAACTGTTTCTCGGGCAAGCCGCTCACTGACAGGCACTTAAACACATATCGATGTGCATTTGGAGTGCGTGCCGGGACTGGTTTCAGAAAGTCGTCGTACCAATGGACGTATTCCACAGGTGCTTTGTCAGGTGATTTGGCGACGCGGGGCACGACAATTTGAACGACTGGGCCAGGCCCTGGCGGACCTCCGGGATTCGGATTGGGATTCCCATTTGGCCGTGGAAAGTTTGGGTTCGGCAATGGCTTTGGAATCTTCTTCTTCCAGTTTTTATCAGCCTGCCTCACCCGAGCTTCTTTCTTCCACTGAGGGTCATTCTCGTGACCAGCGTTAAGATCAACGGGGGGTGCTTTAGGCACAGGTGGAGGGTGTCCACCAAATGCCATCTCCACCGGCAAAGGTCCGATCACCTCAGATTTGTTCACGCCAATTTCACCTTTTAAAACGTGTTTTGACACGATAGGCGCGTCGTCGATGGCCTGTACCGGCTGCGCGACGACAATGGGCGGTTTTCTGGGTGACGGCTGATCATCGGCTGCGGACGCTAGCTTATCCGAGGGGGCTTGAGCAGGTTTTGCCTGCGCCGCCTCGGCTGCTTTCCTCGCTATCCGGGCTTCAGTCTTTGCCTTCTGCGCTCGGCGCTTCGCCTCCTTCAACAGAGCATTCGCGTTCCTTTCTGCCTCTCGAGCATCAATCTCGTTTAAGACAGCGGGATCCGCAACCGTTGAGGTGGGTGGCGCCCTGAGCTCCTCGTTCATCACGCCAGTTGTTGAATACGAATTGGGAAAGTTCGGATCTTGGGTCCGAAATCTCAGTTCTTCCCTAATCGCATCCATCACATGACGGTGCATGAATGGTAATACGGGTACCTGACTCGCGCCTTCGACATAGTCGATCGGCACGCCCCTGCGCTGCAAAGTCGCCAGGTAATTACATACAGCGGCTGCGTCGAGCCCAGAGCCCGTCTCTTCCCACAAACTCTGCGCCATAGGTGGCAAAACAGAGTCCTCGACGTGGTGACCAACCAACTCATCAGCCTTGTAATCGATGAGTTCAACGAGTTGCCTCGTTACGGATGGTGGACTGGGCAATGGTGGCGGCGTGGTCGTGGGCTTGGCAATGGCCACTGGTGCCCAACGACGGCCTCTCACGACGGTGCGCGGCTGCTTCTTCGTCTCTTCTTTCTTCTCTTCCTCCTCGTCGTCAGCCGCAGACGGTACAGCTGGCGGTGCCACGTCAAGCATCTCAACATCATCCGCGACCTCAACAGGGGTGCGCGTCTTGATGACGTCGTTCGACTCCGGACTAATCGCCATAGGAGGCGTGTACCTGGGAGAC